TTCCACATTATATCCACACTTTTTAAAATTTATATACAAAATCCCACGGATTAGAGTCCCACGGATGAGTTTTAAAGTTGATCGAATCCCATAGACAACTATACGCATAGATTGCCGGACAAACAGATACGCCAGCATTTTGATGATTTTCAGCGAGACAATAATCTTCATTATCATCTTCGATACCTTCCGCAAACGCACCTAATTCAGTGATATCATGCAATCTTTCGCAATCAACTTCTTTAACATTTCTAAAAGTTCTTACATGTTCGTTTCGCATAAAAAGTGATGGCCGTTTATAATATCCAACACAATCAAAACCACGACAGATTTCAATATTTTTAGGCAAAGTGTCTGTAAAGTAAACTGGTTTATCTTCATGAGCAATAAACATTCTACCTTTTTGAAATTTATTATTTTCTTCAGCATTAATCCAATGACCATAGACATAGTGTGTTTCACGGATTGCTAATACATCACCGACTTGATAACGTGGTTTTACAAATACGTAGTCCGAATTATCTTTTGTGTTAAATAAATATTGACCATCCGCAAAACCTTGATTGACCCATTGATCAGGATGAATATTTACATACTCTAACCCTTGTGTCCGGCGAGTTTCAGTTTTAGTTTTATTATGGCACTTAATACCATTCTCAACCGTCATTAGTATTCCCTTTTGCATATTATCAATCCTCACTATCTGACTTAATTATACCACGTTTGTTTAGAAATTTAAAGGCTCTTTTTAAATCGTGTATCCCTTGATCGCCAATAAAGTCCTCAGTCATTAATCGCTCGATAATTGACTCTTGTTGGACTTTTGTGTGGTATTCTTGTGGTGAAAAACTAAAGACGTAGTTAGTTTTAACAGGTTTAAATTCAGATTCAGGTAAGATCACCCACGTAGATAAAAGTCCGTCATCCAAGAACCATCTACCCCATGCAGTATGATTTTGAGTTTCAAGTTCGGATAGTCTATCACATTCGGATTTGTATGATTTATCGTCCATTACTACTCCTGCGTAGTATCTAAATCAAAATATTTTTGGTATTGTTTATCGAAATATGTTTTAATTCTATTAGTCTCGCCTAACCTTTGTTTTGCCAATATAAACTCAGTTATATTTTCTGGATATTCAGGGCAGTTACCCATTTTATCTGAAAAAGTTTTACGCCATGATTGTGGGTCATAATAATAAGAGTCACGGTATAGGAAAATTACACCGTCTGCATCTTCTTCAATCCTTCCACTTTCTCTTAAATCTGATAAAATAGGCCGTTTATCATCACGTTTTTCTACTTCTCTTGAAAGTTGATGTGCTAACAATACTGGTATATTTAATTTTAAAGCTAACTGTTTTAATTTCCTTGTCATATAACCTAGAGTAAGATTCCTATTTTCACCAGTTTCATCATCCAACAAACCTAAGTGATCAACAATAACTGACGATAAACCTTTTCTTAAATATAAGGAATTCGCTACTTGAGTGATAATTGATGTCGTTATTGGTTGTGAGTCATAAGTGTAAATCGGAATATTATGGACTTCGCCTACTGTATCAATAATTACTCCAAATAATGCGTCACCATATTTACCCATTCTTAACCGATTAACAGGGATACCAACTTTGCTAGATATTTCCTTATCACCTAACCTCAAAACACTCATTTCGCAAGAGAAGATTAATACATTGCCTCTTTTTGACATATTTTCAGCTAAGTTTAATAAACAACTTGTTTTACCCATGCCAGTTCTACCAGCGATAATAGTTAAATCGCCACCATAAAAACCACCACCTAATGCTTTATCTAAAGATACTAAACCAGTTGATATAGCCGCATCACCTTGTAAATTATTTAAATCCAAATATCTATCAAATAATAATTCCTGTTTTTGATCGGGTGTAACGAGTGGATTTGTCAGATTGTTACTTCTTAGCGATAATAAGAGGTCATCCGCTTTACTTAAAGTAGCACCCATATCTGGTTTAGCTTCAAAACCCAATTCGGCAATTTCTTTAGCAACTTGAATTAACTTTCTTGAGAACGAATATCGATTAACTATCTCAGCATAGTACTCTATATCCAACGATGTAGGTGTAACTGAAATTAAATGCGATAAATAAGAAGCACCACCAACTTTTTGTAAATTATCAGCTCTTGCTAGTTCTTCCGCTACGGTAATTTGGTTTATTGATACGTTACGTTGTGCTAATAACATCATAGCTGTAAATATATTTTGGTTCCGTTCTGAATAAAAATCTTTTTCCGATAACGCTATTTTAGTTATAGCATTTGAGTCTAAAAGAATAGAACCTAAAACACATTCCTCAGCATCTATATCATGCGGATAAATTCTATTTCCAGTCATTAGACCCCTCTTGTTTGCCCCTTAATAAACTTTCGTAAGTATGTCCACTTTTCTTTAATCTATAATCCCCCCATTTAGTTTGTAAAGTTTTATGCTCCATCAATCTACTCGCAATTCTTTGATCGAATAACACTAAATCTTTCAAATCTTTATTAGTCGTGATAACAGTATCTAAGCAATTCTCGTATCTATAATCGATTAAAATATCCATTTTTTCTTGTTTAAATTCCGTTTGTTTGTAATCAGCGTAGTCATCTAGGATTAATAAACTTGTATTTTTTAATTCATCCATAATATTTTTGTAACTGTTGTCAAATTGACTACTTTGTAATAAATCCAACATTTCAGCTACTTGCCAATAAATGACATCTTTAGTTTTAATAGTTTCGACTCCAATAGCAAACGCTAAATGACTTTTTGATGTTCCAGTATTCCCGTATAAAGTTAGCATCCAAAATTGCCGTTTTTCACTATTCACAAAATTTTTACAAATATCCACAACTGATTTATTATCAGGAGTAATTTCTAACTTCTCAAAGGTTTTATATTTATAGGCGATTAATGGAATACGGCTATTGCGTATTCTAGTTTCCATAATCTGTTTGTTTATTTTATCCTGTTCTATTTTTAAAGATTCTTTCAACTTTAAATCATCTGCTATTTTTTTATTTTCAGCATCAATTCGTTCTTGATCAGTAAAATATTGGACTTTTTTTAAATCCACATCATTTACCTTAAACCAACTTTTTAAATTATCCATAAAAGCGACATCATCATGTAGACTTTCTAAATTAAGATTCGATTTAAACATAATCACCATGATATTATTATTAATATCAACAGGTTTAAATATATTCGATCTCAAAAATGGGACAGACCTATTTCTAGGCCATTGTTTAATAAAAAATACTTTAAATTCTTCCCATTGACTATTTAATTGGTTATTATCCACTACATTCACCATCCTCTATTTGCCGTTGTTCTATCTGTTTTAATTCATTTTCTGAGTATTTACTACTTAAACTTAAATTGTTAGGTTTATGACCGTTATTATTAACTACTACAAATTTTTTACCGTTTTTAAACCAGTTAAAAATATCTCTATTTATCCAACTAAGAGGTACATAGTTATTATTATTTAGATCAATTTTATCTTTCCAACACTTTAAAATATCTTCATCCGATATACCTTTAGTCCTTAAATTTTTTAACATTCCAGCTTCTTCTGTATAACTAAAAATAGGGTCAATAGGAACTACATCAGGATACCCAACATATTTTTGTATTTCAGCAAATAACGGGTTAGATGATAGTTTTAGTTCTTTAATTGGTTTATTTTCTTTTTTCAATTCGTCCTCTTTGTTGTCATTTTGTTCATCCACTACACCCTCTGCAATAAAAGGATTAGGATTAGGATTAGGATTAGGATTAGGATTAGGTGTCTTATGTGTAGTGCCCGTAGTGGGGTGTAGTGACCCTGTAGTAGCCTCAAAATCATCCACTACATCATCACTACATACATCTACGGTAGTTAAGAGTAGTGGTTGAGTAGCGGGGTGTAGTGTTAAGTAGCGCCCTGTAGTGGTGACGTATTTATTATATTTTGCAATCGTGGACATGCTACATTTAGCCTCAGAACAGACCATTTTATAAGTTGGTTCGATATTACTGTCTTTTAGGTGTAGTAGCACCTTATTTATGCGTTCATAAGCATCCATTGTGTCAGAAGACAGTCGCAAGTCCTGTCCTTTATCGTTTAACATCCACGGCGGACAAGGTGTAGTGGGTTTATGGTGCTGTTTTAACTCGTTATGTTTATCAAAATTTACGAACTGACCATATGAACGGCCATCACAAATCCATAATCTTATAAGACTATTAGTTTCTAACTCGGACTGCCACTGTTCTATCTTATGCTCCACTACACTACGTTTTAATGGGTAGCATGTTCCTTTTATAATAGAAGGTGATGCTTCAAAACATCCCCAATCATCACTTAAAAGTAATAATCTATAAAAATGCCGTTCTGCTAAATCAGATAGATTATTCAAGTTAGGTGATTTCCAGATAGAGTCTTTAATTATTTTATTTGGCATAATTACCAATCCCTCATTTCGGGATGTTTAATCCAATTCCAACAAATCCCACAGAAATATTTGAGCATTAATGTTGCAGTTGTTTGATCTTGACCGTCAAAATGAGAATAAGCTATATCTAATGCGTCCATTATCTTAATTGGTGGTAGGTGTTTTAAAAAAACTCTAATAGTTTGTTGTTTAAAATTATCAGTAAAACAGCGTGTAGGGTAGTATTTCTTAAAATGGAAATTAATTGATTCTATATTACAATCAAGTTCATCAGCTAAATTTGTGAGGTATTTAGTATACGCTTTTAATTGCTTACGTTTTTCTTTTAGTTCTAACAAATGGTTAGATATTGATTCCGGTAAATCCTTTAGATTGTTTTTACCTTTACCTCTATTACAATCAAAGCAAGCGGTTATTAAATTATTTACTTCAAACTTACCACCTTGTGATTTAGGTATAATATGATCAGTCTCTAACACTACATCAGGTGGATTTCTACCGCAATATTGGCACTTAAAACCATCACGTTTAAATACTTCAAAACGTATTTTTTGATTTGCCATAATTCACTCATCCAATGATATTGCAAAGACAAAAATAGGACGTTATAATAATTAACGCCCTACTTACTGAGGTTTTTGATTATGATATGCGACTAGAAGTTTATTAATAATATCGTCATATGTATCGAATTTAGTTCCTGCGGCTGTTACTTTACGCTTAGTTTCGGTTTTTACTGGGATAGTGACATATTCAGATTGCTTTAAATCAGTTGACATTTAATTCACCTCTTTGTAGAATAATGGTATTATACCAAAGGTTATAACGGTTGTCAATGGGTTATGTAAAAATTAAATTTATATTATTTTGGAAATGGGTATTTTAACATAGGTGTGTTGTACCCAACGTATAGAGGGTGTTTAGGTTGACCGTCTGAATTTACACCCAAACAGTAAGGTTCTAAAATCATTTTTAACACTATTGGAGCACGATTTGATACTGGTTTAAAACTTCCCCAACCGCATAAAACTTGCATAGAAAGTGATATCATTTGGCGAATGTAGCAGTCGTTAAATTCTCCAACGAAATCACCATCACCTAGTAAGACTTTTGGGTCTGTAGAAACGTATGCGTAAAGATTTGCCATAATTAGACCGCCGAATCCGGCCCTTGATGCCCTGACAATAGTCCTAGTGATTGTGGGGTCGTTAGTTATCTCATTAGCTGTACTAGGATTTAAACCAATACACATTAAAGGTTTTAAAGTTGGATGCCACATTCTCCATAATGCGTAACGGAATTTTCTATCATCTGAAAATATTGCACCCTTTAGTATTGTTAAATCAATTTGTTGCATATTTACTTACGACATCCCTGACAACTAACAATTAAAGTACCTTGGTTCCGCCATGCAAAGTTACTAGTGACGTACTCAACTGGCAAAACTTGATAACCATGTGAATTGCAGACCGGACATAAAGTTTGAACTGGTTTTTCATGTCCTGAAAGTTGTCTTTGAGTAGAACGCTTTGCTTCTTTTTCTTCTTCGGTTAAAGGTACTCTATCTTGTGGTTTATGATCGACTTTATAGTTTAGTTGTTCGACGTTTGTTAATACTTTTGTAGCCCATCCCCTACGTTTTGATGGATGATCGTCAAATATATGATGAGCTACTTCTAAGGGTGTTTTATTATTAAAAGATGTGCAGTAAAAACAATTCATTATTTTATCCTATAAATTATAATGCACACATACAAGGACGCATATCGTCTGTATCATCAAACATTGGAATTTGTGCTTGCCATTTTTCTTTTAGTTTAGTTAAACTCGTTTCAGGGAAAACGGTTGCACCTATTAACTTCTATGCCTCTATCGCCTTTTCAAATTCTTTTGGGTAATGTTTCCAGACTTGATAAAAATGTTTATGACCACCTTTAAAACATGGGATACAGTTATTATGGCTTAAATATAAATATGGTTCTGGTAAACAAATTCTCCACTGGTTACGGATAATATTTTTGATATCGTCGCTAGATAAACCACAATCGAGTAATGGATAGTCAGCTTTATAACCGGACACATCTAATCTTACAGATGTTCTTTGTGCTCTACGCCATTCAGTCGCATCATATCCAAAGTAAACTATAAAATCCTTATTTAAAGATTTGTAAAATATTGTAGCTTGCTTAGATTTTAATTCATCGGAACAAAAAGGTATTCGTTCACTTGGTAGACAATGGTGATTTTTAATTAATTCCCAAACATTACGCCCATCAGCTTGAACTGTTATAGGTATCCCAATGTATTTACTGACTTGTTCTCTAAAACGGTCTGCATCTGGATGTTCTGTATAAGTTGGAGTATGAAGTAAAATAATATCCTTTTTAGATTCCTTTTGTGCGATTAACCATGCGAGATACGAACTGTTAGCACCACCTGAAAATAATACTATATGCTTCATATTGTACACCCCTTATATTACGTTCAAAACCACTAGACAGACCACTGGACATTTTGGATATTTATAGACCTACAATTATAGTTCTACGTCTATAGTTATTACAAGTGATTGCCCCAATACACTTTCTATTTTTGACAGATGGCGTACTAATTCTTAATGCACATACACCATGATTTATATATTTGCAATCGTTGTCGTCTTTATTAAAAGTATCGATTATTGTTTTCATTTTAATACTTTTGGTTCCTCAATACAATCAATCCGTACGGTATATTTTGTGCCACATTTATCACACGCTAAATCAATATCCATATCATAATCATCGAAACAGTGTAGTTTGTTATCACATATTTTGCACGTAAATATCATATTTAATCAACCCCTTTTAAGTTTAATTTTGTGCCATTTCCAGATACCGTAAATAGTAATAGAAGTATAGACTGAGAATAGTTCTATCTGAGTCCTGTTAGTAACCAACTTATTAGTGTAAGCATCTTAATTCTTTATATTACTAAATCCGTTATAGAATTTGTTCAACTTAATATTTGAGATTGTTCCTTGATGGACATGGTATAAGTCTGCTATTTTATACTGTGATATATGGTTATCTAATAAAAATCTAATTGTATCAATATCGTCGTCGCTTAATTTAGAGTTACTCTTAGATATCTTTAATCTAGTTTCATAACTAAAATCACGATTTACCATTTTATCATGCATCGATTTACGCCAGTTATCATCATGTTTACGGCCTTTACTGGCTAAACTAATTTTAATTAAAGTTTCAGGTTTGTGTTTACGACCTTTCCAAGTTCTTAAAATTCTTTCTTTAGATTCACCACTAAGATTAACCACACCATCCCCACCATCTGTACAATTAACTAACTTATTACCATGTGATTTGAAATAGCTTATCCAATACTTTTCTCGATCTTGCCAATTAGCATTATCATCTAATACTTCTAAAAATGTCTGAATAGGATGCATACCTTGTTTTACTAATGACTGAATCCAATGGCAACGATAAGTATTAGATTTCTCATTACACTGATTTATTAATCGTTGTCTAGGGTCGATGCTTTTACCTACATAGCGAACATTTAACCACATAGGGTCTGTTAGTGCATAAATAAAAATAGTCATACTATAATAATCTCAAACTATTTTTTGACTGTTCGGCTGATTTTAAATTTTTACATCCAGTTAACCAATAGTTCTTTTTTAGTTCGATCCCAATGTACTTTCGATCTAGTAATATAGACTCATATCCCTCGCTTGCAATACCACCGAATGGTGACAATACAGTTTCTCCCTTGTTACTCCAAAGTCTTATACAGCGTTCGATAACGCCTAGTTGTAAAGCTGCGATATGGCGTTCATCTTTATCGTCTTGAGCTTCGACTACATTTAGGGTATTACCCTCCGAAATACCATACCAAATAGGTCTCGCCCATTCAATCCAATCGTCGTTACTAATATCTGGTAAAATATCTACCTGATTATCACCCGGTTTACGAAATATAAGAATATAATCTGCTAATGCTGGTCTTAACCATGATGAGTCTTTATGTAGTTGTTGGAACGCAAGCCCTTTTGAGTGTGTTCTAATAGATTGAGCTTGGGGGTCTTTATCGATACAAACCTCACCATGATAAATCCAACCATTTTTCTCAAATGATTCTATAGTTTTCCCCCTAAAATCCTTCATGCCTATATAACCATCCCTTACGAGCATAGCAGGGACTTGAGAAACATGGCAACATGTATTCCGACCTTGTTTAGTAACTCTTAATAGTTCTCTCATCAAATACCCGAATTGCTCAAAGAATATTTCAGGGGAAGAACTATTCCCCAAATCTCTTTCAGATGGTGAATATGTATAAAGCGACAAAAACGGCGGACTATATACTGACAAATCTACAGTATTATCAGGCACTTCTTTTATCCGTTCCACATTATCGCCTAACATCCATGTATAATTTTCTGTTTTAAGTGTGTCTGTCTCGTATTGGAAATCCATTACTTTGGTTTGTAGTTCGTCTTTTTCGTATAGTTTGACATGTTGAATAAGGTTTTCTTGCATATTTTTGTGTTCTACTTCCTTACTTAAAACATTTTGATAAATTTCTTGATCAATTTCTGATAATACTACATATGCTTCAACTTCATGTTTTTGACCGAATCTATATTCCCTACGTATACACTGATAATAAGATTCAAAACTATCACCTAACCCCACAAAAGCCATTTTATGTGAGTTTTGGAAATTAAGACCGAATCCAGCGACTTTTGGTTTAGTTATTAAAACTCTATGTTTACCATCTTGAAAACCTTCGATTCCGTCTATTTTATCTTCTATATCCATATTCCCTTCAACGTTAACAGAATCAGGAATTAAATCTTTTAAATAATTTGCTTCATCGTTTAAACCACACCATAAAAGCCATTGGTCTTTATCTGAATTAACTAAATCGGCTGTTGTTTTACATCTATCTTCCAATGTTGCGTGTCTCACATCATTCCTGTCAGTGATACCCTTTAATTCAGTCCAAAATAACATATCCGGTCTTTTATATTGGGTTTTAACAATTAATGGTTTAATTTGTAATTTAGGTAAAATAAATGCACCATCTCCATAACCTAAATCAGATGGTCTTTCCATACTAATTGACCATGATGCCAACCAACGATAATAAGGTTCGACCGCGTGTCCTTTTAATCTCCAACCGTTATCATCATGGACAAAGAACGTTGCCAACATATCGTTACGAGATTTAATGCCTAAATATTCAGCATGATTAGCCATCTCAGCACTATCGTTGGGTGATGGAGTAGCAGAACAGCAAAGTTTATATGGCGTATCCTTAAAAAGTTCTGTTAATTGTGTACGATAAACACTCGCTAATCCTTTTAAAATACTAGATTCATCAATAACAACAGAAGGGAATTGTTTGGGGTCAAAATTCTCCATCATTTCATAGTTAGTGATATTTATTCCATGCACACAATCTGATTGTCTACGTGCAAAATTAACATTAATATCGATATCTCTAGCTAATTTTACAGTCTGTCTGGCAACAGATAATGGTGCAATAATTAATGTATCGTGACCTAATAATCTAGCCCATTCTAATTGGCAATATGTTTTACCTAATCCACATCCTAAAAAGAAAGCACATCGTCCTTTACGTAAACCCCAAATAGTAACATCACGTTGAAACAAAAATAGTTTAGGATGAACTTTATCGGGGTTAACTTCTATGCCATATTTACCGTGATTTTGTACTTTAGTTGCAAGAAAATCTAAGTATTCCAACTTTAATCCTCGTTAAATTATTTAATAGTGACATACTTTTTATCAGTGATAATTTCAACGCCATCAGGTACGACACCTTGTAATTTCTCAAAAGATTTTAGGATTAGTTCCTTATCAGGTACATAAGATTCCGGTACAAACTTACAAAGGTCATGGGGAATTTTAGAAGCGTCTAAGATATTAACAGTAGGTTTTGGATTATCACGTAGAGTAACATTTAAGATGTGACCTTTCACTTTGCTTTGATTGGCGGTCTGCATTTCTTCGACTAGAACACTTTTCCAGAAATCTATTTTCCCACTTGCCACACGTTTTCGGGTATTTAGCCGATCAATTTCTGTCTTTAAAGCGGCCTCGTCTGATTCCAAGTTCAACACTAATTTACCGATACCCTCAACTTTATCATTGAACTCTACTTTGACTTGTGCGAGTTCGGATTTAACTGCTTCTGGATTAAATTGTTCTTCATCATCAGACATAACTTGTAAGGTTCTTAAAGCCTGTGATAGTTCATATAAGTGCATTTTAAATATCCTCTACTTTTATTAAATTGCCGTCGTCGTCACAAAGGATTATTTTATTAGGGTATTGGTATGC